ACCAAGCGCATCCAAGATAGCACCCGGAGTGAGGGGTGATCGCACACTTCGCGCGAGTCGCACACCGCGTGGACTTCGGTGTCCTGCGACGATGGGCGCATGAACAGCGAGGAATTGGCGAACCGCTTCACCTACCATCCGCCGAGGGATGACACGATCCGGTCGGCGCATGAGCAGGTACGGGTCAAAGGGGCAGCGCTCGCCGCCTGGCTGAACCAGCTGCTTCCCGAGTGCCGGGAGAAATCGCAGGCGTTGACCGCGGTCGACGACACCGTGATGTATGCCAACGCGGCGATCGCCCGACAGCAAAATGTCGACAGTGATCTGGTGACGAGAGGCGAGGGAAGATAGTGGGCATGGAGCACACCGGGGGCATGGTGGCCCTCATTCCCCGCGCGGAGGACGCCACGGCGCTGGCGGTGTCCGGCGGGGAAACCCCGGACGCCCTGCGCCTGACGTTGATCTACCTGGGTGACGACGTGACCGGGTGGACCGCGCGCCAGCGCGCTCAGGTGGTCGCGTCCGCCGCGTTCTGCGCGATCGATATCCCCCCCGTGGAGGCGCGGGTGTTCGGCCATGCCGTGTTCAACCCGGATGGTGCGGAGGAGCACTGGCCGTGCTGCGTGTACCTGGTCGGTGAGTCTCCGATGATCGGCCCGTTGCAGCAGTTGCTGGTCGAGTACGCGGCCGAGGAACAGCACGCCCCCTTCACGGCCCACATGACCGCCGGCTACGGCATCCCGTTCGCCCGACTGGCCTACACCGGTCCCGTGGTGTTTGACCGTCTGCGTGTGGCGCTGGCCGACCAGGTGCTCGACTTTCCGTTGGGTGACCCCGCACAGATCAAGAAGCTGGTCGCCGAATTGGAGACCAAAGGGAAGATGCCGCCCGGGCTCGCCGGCCGATTCAAGAAAAAGGGCGGCACGAGCGCGCCGGCCGACGCCGGAATCAACAACATCGGCGACCTGGCCAAAGCAATCAAGGGTTTCGCCAAGATTCCCGACGCGGACAAGCCGGCTCGCCGTGCGCAACTGACCGCCGCGGCGAAGCGGCTCAATGCTACGAAAATGCTCAGCGGGCTACCCGAGGACGCGCAGAAATCGATCTATGACGCGGCGTGGCTGGAGCACAAGGTGGCAAGCCCCGACCCCCGCGCCGAGAAGTTGCGGGAGTACTGGGCCCACGGTGAGGGTGTCAAAAAGTGGCGGCCCGGCACCCCGGGCGATTTCATGCGCCTGGTGCGACACCTGCGCAAATACGTCCAGAACCCGCATATCCTCAAGGGTCTGGCCGCCAACATCCACCACATGGCCACCGGCACCTGGCCGGGTCCGCACGCGCACGACCACAAGGCCGCATTGGACTGGCTGGACGATGGCGCGCCCCTGGAAGCCAAGATGCTGGATCTGGGGGACCTTCGCGAAGTGCTGGAGATAGCCCAGGCCGCGCTCACCGACGCCCTGGCAGGTGAAGACGAAACCAACCTGGTGGGAGACGGCGAGGAGCCGAGCGACGGTCCCACCGAGGAGGACGCCACCGAGCAGGCGCTCGCCGACGACGTGACCTGGGACCTGGAGCCCGACGGCACTCTCACCTCCGACGACGTGACCGCGCCGGGGGATGAGTCGCTGGCCGCCTTGTTCGCCGCGCTGCGTCAAACTAGGGAAACGGTCTCCCTGTGACCGCGCCTGAGCTGGAGTACAAGGCGGCGAGCGCCATCGGGCCGGACACGACACCGATCGTCCAGCCCGAGGGCATCGTGGAAACCTTGATCGCGGTCACCGGGGTCAAAGACGACGTGAACGACGTCATCGTGCCCGGCGCGTTCGCCCGGACGCTGGCCGAGCGCAAGCCCAAGGTGTGCCTGGGGCACGACTGGAATCGACCTATCGGGAAAACGCTGGCGATCAAGGAACTGCTGCCGGGTGACTCGGAGCTGCCGACGACGACCGCGCAGGGCGCGCCGTGGCCGGCCGAGGCGGGCGCGGTGTTCGCACGAGCGCAGTTCAACCTGAACGAACCGGACGGGTTGCGGGCATACCGGGCGCTGGATTTTTACGGCCCCGAGGAATCCTCGTTCAGCATCGGGTACAAGGTCGTTCCTGCCAAGACACGCAAAGCCGGCGGTGTCCGCTACATCGGTGATCTTGACTTGCACGAGTACTCGCCTGTGCTGCATCCCGCCAACCGATTGGCCAGTCTGCAAATGATCAAGAATGGCAAGCCTGACGCACTGGAAGACAAGGCCGCGGGCGGCGAGCGGATTCTCGCCTTGATCAAGGCTGAAACAGCGCACGACGACACGGCGCGCGCCGATGCTCTCCAAGGGCTCGCGGAGGAAGGCGTCACCCCGGAGCAACTGACCCAAGATCTCCAGAACTCATCGGACTGGCCGAGCGACCTGAGCGACAATGACCGCGGTCAACTCATTGATGACGCGGTGACCGAATACGGCATCCGGAACCGGCGGGCCGGGCGACGCCAACCGGCGAGCAGCCCGGAACCGGCACCTGACGACAAAACTCCTGCCGCGCCGCCGAAGGCCTCCGGCCCGCCCGACAAGACGCCCCCGGCGGCCGACACCACGGGACCGCCCGACAAAACACCGCCCGCGGATGCCGGGCCGCCGGACAAAACACCGCCAGAGCCGCCCGACAAGACGCCCCCGGCGGCCGAGGGCGTAGGTCCGCCCGACAAGACGCCGCCGGCCTCGCAGAACCAGGCCGCCCCATCGGACACTCCCACCGAAGCCGGGGCTCGGGCGCTGGTCGACCAGAACGGCCTCACCCCCTGGGATGCCCCGGCGCTGGTCGACCAGTTCGGCGCCGGTTCATTCCTGGCCGTAGCCGCCGGGTCCGTCCCGGTCGCCGTCTGGCTCGCTGATGAGGGCGCGTTTTTCACCGACATCAGCTCCGCCCGCATGCGCATCGAACCCGCCGAATTCCCGGCGTTCACCCAAGCCCGGGTTGCCGCCGGCCAGGCGGGCGGGGAACCCGGCGCCCCCGAAGCGCTGCTCACGACATTGCGCGGCGGCCAGACCCCACCGGCGAGCGAGCAGAACCCGCCACCGGGTGAGCAGGTCAGCACCCGGGAGGTAGACGCGGCTACGGCGGACGCCAATGAGGCGTTGGGGCTCACCGCGGACGCCAACGGGGCATTGCAGGTGGATACCGATGTGGCCGACCGGCAGGACCGGGTGAAAACGCTGCTCGACCAGGGCAAAGTAGATCTCGCCAGCGAAGATGACACGACGCTGACCGACCAGCGTCACGACCTGGTGAACGAGGCGCACCTGCAGGCCGCGATCGTTCAGCAAGGCGAAAACGGCGCCGCCCCCGCTTCGGCCGCGAGGGGGATCAAGCGAAGTGGTGGCGACGCCACCCCGGACACTACCGGCGACGGCAACCAGCGCGCAGCACTGGAACTCGACTACACCAGCATCGTGGCGTTGCTCGCCGACTACGACGCCGAACTCCGGCGCCGCAAGCTCGACCCGGCCGCGTACGGCGGCCCCGCCCCCGCCCCCGCCGGGGCCGACCAGCACGCGGCCGCCGCCTGATCAACACCACGGCGTGTCACCTCTCGCGTGCGCGCGTTGGTGCGTAGCCTTCCTGCTCAGACGCACGGTACTGACCGGCGTAACCCGCCAGTCTGTCCACATATCACGTGAGGATCACCGTGTCTGTCGCCGAAATGCAGAAGGTGCTGCGCACTCGCGCCGCCGAAGTGAAATCCGAGATGGACGAAGCGTTCAACTCGATGTACAAAACCGAGGACGGTGGCAACGTCGTCATCGACCCGGACAAAGCCAAGGCGTTCCGGGCACTGTCGGTCAAGGCCAGGGAGATCACCACCGAACTCAAGGGCGCCGGCGCGTTCGAGGAAATCGAGGCGTTCCTCGCCACCCCCGCCGCCGGCTCCGTGGTCAGCCAGCCCCAAGTCAACGCTCCCCGGGCAAACCTGGAGGGCAAGTCCATCGGACGCCGGTTCATCGAGTCCGAAGAATTCAAGGGCCGCGACTCCGGCGGCCTCATGCGCTCCCAGTTCGAGCTCAAAGACGACTTGCTCCACGGTCTGAGTGGCATGGAGTCGAAGGACATCTACTCCACTGTCGGCGGCACGTTCACCAACCTCGCGTTCGGCACCGTCGAGCGCGAACCCATGGTGCAACGGCCCTACCGGTCTGGCCGCGTCCGGGATCTGTTCCCCAACGCCAACACGACGTCCAACCTGATCGAATACGTGCGTGTGCTGGGCTACCTGGACGGCGACAATAACGCCGCGCCCGTAGCCGAGCGCGACGGGGCTGGCACGAACTTTGCCCTCAAGCCGCACACGGGGCTGGCGTTCCAGCCGGCCCAGGCACCGATCCGCACCATCGCCCACTACGAGGTGGCGCACCGCAACACGTTGGACGATGAACCACAGCTCCAGTCGATCATCGATACGGAACTGCTCTACGGCCTGCGCCTGGCCGAGGACGACCAGCTGCTCAACGGTGACGGCACCGGGGAGAACATCCTGGGGATTCTGCGCACCCCCGGTATTCAGGAGTACCCGGGCAGCCCCGTGCCGACCCCCTCGCCGATTCAGCCCATGGACACCTACGTGGACGCGGTGCGCCGCGCCGCCACCCGGGTCATGCTCGCCTACTACGAGCCCACCGGGGTAGTGGCACACCCGTTCGACTGGGAAAACATGGAGACGATCAAGGATGCGAACGGCAACTATATCGTGGCCGTCAACGTCGCCATCGGCGCAGAGAAACGCATCTGGCAGATGCCGGTCATTTCCACCCCGGCACAGCAGGAAGGCACCGCGCTGGTCGGTGCGTTCGGATTGGGCGCCAAAGTCTACGACCGCCAGCAGTCGAACATCCGGGTCGCCGAGCAGCACGCCGACTTGTTCCTGCGCAACGCGGTGGCGATCCTCGCTGAGGAAAGGGTCGGCATGACCGTTTCCCGGCCGGAATCGTTTATCAAGATCGACCTGCCCGCGAGCCTCTGTTCCTGACCGGACCCCCAGACGGAGAACCCCCGGCGTCCCCCCGATGTGCGTCGGGGGTTCTCCTCTACACCGGTCCATGCGTGGCGAGTCGGCCCCGGCGTGATCCAGCCTTTACGCTTTCGACCATGACCACCACGGACCCGGGCGACGACGCCGCACAGCTCAAGGGACGGCGCAGGACCGCGGCCGCCCGTTCCGTCCGCACCGTGCAGAACACCATCCTGTCCCAGGCGCCCGACACCCGACCGGACTCCGGCACCGTGGGGGCCGCGATGCGGCGGTCCTCCAAAGTGCTCTTCCAGCCCGGTGAACAGCCGGCGGTGATGCAGGCCGGCGGGTTCGCCCCCGAGGCCACCCTGATAGGCGACTACGTGCGCGCCGAGTGTGACGTCACCGAATCGTTCGTCCCGAAAAACGCCCGCACCCCGGTGTCCCGCATCCTCTGGTGCAAGGGCGCACTGGTCCGCAGGGACATTTACGAGCTGCATCTGGCCACCCTCGAGCCGGTTGTCGCACCGGCCAGCGGGGACTAGGGACGATCGGGGCCATTGTGGACGCCGCCCGGCTCCGGCGGTTCCTGGGAAACCCGGTGTGGGACGACGACCAGACGCTGGAAGCCCAGGATGTCATCGAGAGTGTCGAGGAAGGTCTGGGGAACCGACTCAACACCAAGATCACCCCGGTTCCGGCGAGCGAAACCGCGCCCATCCTGGCGTCCGGCCTGGTGATGACCACGTTTCACGTGGCATCGGTGACCGCCCTGAACGGGGTGGATATCGTCGGGGGCGCGTTACCCGACGGCTGGACGCTGGACGATCACTGGTTGCGGACAGCGAACCCGGCCACCGGGGCTTTTCTCACCTACAGCGCGTTCCGCCTATCGGACTGGATGTCGAGCCGGGTCGACAGCGTGGGCACGGTGGCGGTGGAGTACATGGCAGGCTTGGGCAGTGTGCCCCCGGTCCGGTTGGCGATCCTCAAAAAGGCCGGGGTGATCATGATCAATCGCCATGATGACACGGTGGTGGTGCGTGACCTCAACGCCGGCGAGCCGCGCAGCCTGCCCCCGGAGGACTGGACGGCCTCCGAACTCGCCGACCTGAGCCGATTTCGCATCCACTCGGCATGGAAGTAACGCCATGGTCGCGATCACGTTCAACGCCCAAGGGTTCACCACCGCGCGCCGCCAGCTGCAGGGCATGCGAACACGCACCCAGGATCTCTCCCCGGCGTGGGACGCGCTACTGACATGGTGGGCACAACGCAACGTCACCCACTTCCGCAACCGGGGCAACCGGTGGAAAACACCCTGGAAGCCCCTTGCCCCCGAGACTGTCGCGGAGAAGCTGAAACTCGGATACCCGGCGGACATTCTGGTGCGCACCGGACATCTGCGCACCTCCCTCACGGTGCGCCCGCTCGGTATCGAGCGGCTCCGACCACACGACATGGAGGCCGGAACCGGGGTTCGGTACGCGCATTTTCACCAGGACGGTACAAAGCACATGCCGGCGCGCCCCCTGGTCAACGCCCGCCAGGTGCAACTCGAGGGAGTCAGCAGCACCGCCGTAATCAACTGGATCGTGTCCGGCCGCAAGTCGACCCGCAGTCTGAAAGTGGAATGATGACCGGCGCCCCCACTCAGCACAACCCGCGCAGTGCCGCCAGCGTGCTCACCGAGGCCCTGGGGTACGTCCACCTGATCGAGCCCCCCGGCGCCCGGGAGCCGATTGTCGCCATGCTCCGGGCGACGGTGGAGTTGTGCGTCACCAGTCCGACCCTCCTGGGCAAACCGGTCAGGTATGTGATGGAGCTGGCGGAAGCCCTGGTGCAGGAAGTCCGCCCATGAACGACTGCCCGTTCTGCGCCATCATCGCCGGCAACGCCCGCGCCACCGTGCTCAAGCGGTGGCGCGACGTGATCGCCCTCGCACCCCGGGGCCCGGTCACCTCCGGGCATACGCTCGTCATCCCGCACGCTCACGTCCCTGATGCGACCGCTCGGCCCGACGTCACCGCGCGCACCATGCGGTGCGCCGCCGAGTACGCCGCCAGCGTCGGTGACTGCAATCTGATCACCTCCGTAGGGCAGTCCGCCACCCAGACCGTGCGGCACCTGGGCATCCACATAGTTCCGAGGCGGGTCGCGGACGGGCTGGCGCTGCCGTGGACCGGGCGCACATGAGAGGCGCGGACGGGGTGCGCGACAAACTGGCCGCACTGCTGCGATCCGAAGTGCCCCGCAAAATCCCACTGTTGCGCGCCGCCTGGGTACGGGATTCGGTGACCCTGCCGGACCTGGACGAAGTGGTATCCGGCGAGGCTCCCGACAACGCGCTGAGTTCCATCGGTGACACCTGGGTCCTGGTCATCAACCCCCGGCTGCTCAACACCCGCCGGACAGACATCATCGACGGTCTGCCGGAGTATATGACCCGCTACGCGTGCCGGATCTACATCTGGGGCAAGGGCGACACCTGGGAGGACGCCATCGCCGCCCGCGACAACCTGGCCGTCGCCTGCCGGCTCTCGCTGCTCCAGTACCCGAACTTGGACAACATGAGCAACAGTGACACCGGGTACCGGCTGCACGAGAACACTTATGTGGAGGAATTCGGCGAGCCGGTGCGCCTCAACGCCGCCAAAGGGCGGCGCGTGTGGGCCGCCGGGGTGCTGGCCGTCGACCTGGATTGCCAGGAAACCCTCGAGGACGGGTCCACCCGCACCCCGATTGGTGTCGGTGAACAGATCACCGTGACCGCAGACGCGGCAGGTCCCACCGAACCCTTCCCGGAGACAGGAGAACCATGACCACCAATCGCAGCCGCAAAGAGACCGCCGGCACCGTGGCACCGGAGCAGGACGACAAGCCGGCACCCGCCCCAATCGCACCGGAAAAGGACACCGCCGCCGACGACGACACAGAGCCGTCGGGCACGGTGGGGTTGCTCAATCCGGGGGGGTCCACGGTGGTCTACACCGAGGACGGCCGTTCCCTGGGGGGCGGCGAGCGCGCCCGGGTGGAAGAGATCGATCCCGTGGGGCGGGCCGCCATTGCACGCGGCTACCTGGTCGAAACCGACTGACACCCCCGGCGCCCGGCGCGTTGATCCCTGGCGATCATCACGGCGGGTGCCATTATTCACGCTGGTACCGCGCGGCGCGCGGCCTCGATAGGAGAGGAAGCATCACATGCCCGGAGTGTCCGTCACCACCGGCACGATCTCGGGTCCGAGCGCGCCAGCTCGAGCCCCGTCTAGTACCTATTTCGCTGCCGGGCTGGCCGACCGCGGCCCCACGGACACGCCCATGCGCGTCGATTCGTTCGCCGCGTTCACCAGCCGGTTCGGGGCGCGCCCCAGCTACGGGTCACTGTGGGACGACGTGCGCACTTTCTTCGAGGAAGGCGGCTCCCGGGCGTACGTGGTGCGATCGGTGGGACCGGCCGCCACGATCGGCGCCCTGGCCACCCCGCTCTCCGACCGTGCCAGCACACCGGATGACACGCTGACAGTGGCGGCCACCAACGCCGGGGCTTGGTCGTCGCGGGTGTCGTTGAAAGTCCTCGACGGACCTACCGCCGCCACATTCCGGATCCAGGTGCTGCTCGACGGCATCCTCGTGGAGGACTTCTCGGCGCTGACCAGCCCGCAGCACGCGGTCAGCCGGGTCAACGCCAACTCGTTGTACATCCGGCTCGCGGACGCCGGCTCGGCCAGTGTGGCGCCCACCAACAACCCGGCCGCGGTCGGCCCGGTGACCCTGGCCGCCGGCACCGACGACCGCGCCAGCGTCAACGCCGCCGTGCACATCGCCTCCCTCGACAAGTTCGCCAAGGGCCTGGGGGATGGGGCGATCGCGCTGCCCGGGGTGGGCACCAGTGTGCACGCCGCCCTGATCGCGCATGCCGACGCGAACAACCGAGTAGCGATCCTTGCCTCGGCCCGAGGCGACAGTCTGGCCACTTTGTCCAGCTACGCCGCGTCCCTGGACGCCAAACGCGCCGGGCTGTTCGCCCCGTGGGTAACAATCCCGGACGATTTCGGTGGTACCCGCGCGGTGTCCCCAGAGGGCTATGTGGCGGCGTGCCGGGCCAAAGCGCACGAGGCGGCCGGCCCGTGGCGGGCGGCGAGCGGGGAGAACGCCAAAGCCCGGTACGTGGTGGCACCGGATCAGGAATTCACCCCGGCGGACGCGGAAATCCTGGACACCGCCAAAGTCAACATCATTCGCACCATCGCCGGGTCGACCCGGCTATACGGGTGGCGCTCGCTGTCCGCGGATTTCGACAACTGGCGGATGCTCACCGGCGCCGATGTGATCAACCGCTATGTGGTGGAAGCGGAGAAGCAGCTCGAGCCGTACGTGTTCGGCACCATCGACTCTTCCGGGCATTTTCTCGCCGCGGTGCAAGGCACTTTGACCGGGATCGCGCAGCCCATGGCCGACGCCAAGGGCCTATTCGAGCGGTTCAACGAGGACGGGGACCGAATCGACCCCGGCTATGTGATCAACGTGGATGATTCGCTGAACCCCACGTCTTCGCTGGCGCTGAACCAGGTGTACGCCAACGCCGGGCTCCGGGTGTCTCCCACGGCGGCGATGATCTTCCTCATGGTGTCCAAGGCCGCTGTCACGGCGCAACTCTAAAGGAGGTACCGCCATGAAAGCGGCACAGAGGCAATTCCTCAACAAAGTGGACGGGATCGACGGGTATTTCGCGGCCAAGAGCGGCGGCGAGGTCACCAGCGACGCGAACAAGGTCTGGGATGGTGGGCAGAAGAAACCCGACATCGTGGCCTCACCGGCGGAAACCGGGGACGTGGTGCTGACCCGCCCATACGATCCGGCACAACATCAGGATCTTTTGAACCGGCTGGTCAACATGGTCGGGGAGTGGTTTACCACGATCTCTATCTCACCAACGGAGACCAACCTGACCGCGGCGAAAGTGAAACCCCGGGTCTACCCGAACGCCCTGTTGATCGGGGTGCGCGAGCCGGAGTCCGACGCGTCCAGTGGGGACGCCGCGGACTTCGAGCTCACCTTCGCGGTCGGTTCAGCCGCCTGACCATTCCCGCCGGTGCCGGCGGGCCGGGTGCGGCGCTTCCTCCCCAAGGGTGTGTGCCGTGCCCGGCCCGTCGTTAGCGGCACCCCACACCCTTGGGAAGGACATTCCTGTGACCAGCTTCGACGGCTCGACCGGTGAGCCCGCGTACCCCACTACCGCCCCGGAGGAGAAAGGGGACGCCGGCGTCCAGGACTACAGCCCGCCGGTGAGCGCGCTGGACCTGCTGCGCACCGAGGTTCTGGAGCGGGAAGCCGAAGACGAAGAGCTGTTTCCCGTGGAGATTCCCGGCCTGAATGTCCGGCTGATGTGCTCGTTGGATTTCAGCGCCACCGATTGGGAGAAATGGCAGCGACTGTCCATCCCGAAAGAGAAGCGCCGGCGCCCGGTGGCAACCGATATTCAGCAAGGTGTGCTCGCCACACTGGTGCTGACCCACACGTGCCAGCACCTCGAGTACCGCGGTCCAGAGGGCACTTGGGCGCCGATCACCGGGAACGATGGGGAACCGTTGGCGCTGGACTCTGATGAGATGTTGCGGAAATTCAATCAGATGACGGCTCGCGCGATGGTGGAAAAGCTGTTCAAGCGGGACGCGTGGTTGCTGAACGCCGGCCAGTCGGTAGTCAACGCCAGTGGGTACGGCGGCCCAGAGGGTGAGGCGATGGCCGCGGAAGGTGCCGACGAAAACCCTACGGGGTAGCCACTGACGCGCCGGCCCGGTCGTCGCGGTCCGAGCGCATCCAGGGGCGCATCGAGTGGCTGTCCCGCAACCCGTATGTGGTGACGGTGGCGCGGGTGGCGAAAACGTTCGGCATGGACCCGGTGGCCGTGCTGGAGGACCGGGGTGACGATTTCCGGGTCCATTTGCGGATCGCGGCGATGCTGGTAGCGAACCGCGACGAAGAGGAAGCGGCCAGGGCCGCCAAGAAAAAGTGACCAGCCCCCACGCATCACGTGCGTGGGGGCTGGTCAGCGTTCCGTCGAGGGGGGAACACCGGTCAGTTTAGTCAACATAATACGAAGCGTCAAGTTTCGTCCGCGTGGTGCTGCCCCGGTACCCGAGCGCTCTGACACGATCATCCCCGAATCTGGTCTGACATGGGGATACGCGGGAGGTGCGGGTGGCCGAGGAAGAGGTACGCCTCACCGCGTCCATGGGCGGCGACCTCTCGGAGGCACTGGGTCGCATCGAGCAGCGGCTTAAAAGCGTTGAGGATGAGATCGACAAACTCGGCGTCAAAGGCAAAGCCGCCGGTACGGCTGCCGGGTCCGGCATGGAGAATTTCGGCGACAAGGTGTCGGAGGCCGGGCGCAAAGCGGAGAAAGCTCAACGCCCCATCGGCGAGGCCGGCGATGAGGCCCTTAAATCCGGGGCCAAGGCCGAGCTCGGCGCCAAAGGGTTCAACGAGCTGGGCAACAAGTTCGAGAAGGCGGGCAAAAAGGGCGGCGACCTGGGCTCGATTCTCAAAGTGTTCAAATGGACAGGCCTCATCACTGGCGCGTTCGCCCTGGCCGGTGGCATCTCCGCGCTCGGCGCCGGGGGCGCCATCGCCATTGGTGGTCTCTCCCCCATGATCGGCGTGCTCGGCGGCATGCTCCCGCTGTTGCTCGCCGGCAAACTGGCCATGATGGCCTGGTCACTGGCCGGGAAACAGATGAAGGCCGACGTCAAGGACCTCAAGGCCCAGCTCGGCGAGCAGATCGCAGCCGGAGGCCTACGCACCGGGGTCCTGGACCTGTTCAGCGCCGTGAAATCGTCGTCCGGGGTCATCGGCAAAGGCATGGCTGGTATCGGCGCGGAAATGGGCACGGCCGCCAGCTCGGCCGCGGTGATGATCCGATCGGCGCCGTTCCTGGCTCAAGTGTCCACGATCTTCGGCGGGCTCCGGCCGATCCTCGCCTACCTGCTGCAAGGTCTGATCAGTCTGTTCGGGGTGATTCTGAATGTCACCCAGGCCGCGCTGCCTATGGCGACACGAATGTCACAAGCTTTCGCGCAAGGGGCTTTGTGGCTGAAAAACTGGACCGGCGAGATGCTGGCCAGTGGCAAAATGACCCAATGGCTGAACCAGTCATGGGTGATTTTCACCCGCGCCGTGGGTGTCATCGTCGATATTCTGATCGGCCTGTTCAACATCTTCCGCATTGGCGGCCAGTACGCCGGGCAAATGGGCCTCTCTGTCGAAAACGCCGCCCGGTCGTTCCGGGCCTGGACCGGCTCGGCCGAGGGGCAAGCCCGGATCAACAAGTACTTTCAGGACTCGTTGCCCGCACTACACGAAATGGGCCTCCTGCTCGGCATGGCCACAAAGGGTCTCCTTGGACTGGGTGCCGGCCAGAACGTGGCGCCCCTGCTCGCGCAGATCCGTACAGAGTTTGCCCCCGCGCTGGGTGAGCTCGTGCAGAAACTCGCCGGCCAAGGCGGGCTAGGTCCGGCGTTGATCAGTGCGGCAACCGCTCTGGCGCAGATGTTCGCCAACCTGGACTTTTCCTCCCTCACCTTGTTCGTTCAGGGTATCGCCGGGGTGGTGAACGGCATTGTCTGGCTCATGCAGAACGTTCCCGGAGCCAGTTTCGTGGTGTCAGGTCTGCTCGGCACCCTGCTCGGGTTCAAGCTTCTGGGGCCGGTGTTCTCCGGGATCGGGGGCGGCCTGAAAGCGTTCGCTTGGATGAAGACAGCGGTTTCGGACACGGAGAAACTCAGCGCCGCACAGAAGCTCTTTGGGGCTAGCGTGGGCTGGATCAGTAATATGTTCGGAAATCTCCAGGTCATTATCGGTGCTTACGTGATTCCGGCGCTGAAATCCATCGCCATCGCCGGGGTCGGGTCGCTGCGCACCCTGTCCACGGCCCTGTTCACCACGCCGGTGGGCTGGTTGATCCTGGGGATCATGGCCATCATCGCGATCATCATTCTGTTGTGGGTGAAATGCGCGTGGTTCCGGGACGCGGTGAAAGCGGTCTGGACGGCGATCCAGGTTGCCGCGATGGCCGTCTGGAACGCGATCAAAGTAGCGGTCAGCGCGGTAATCGACTTCTTTGTGGCGGCCTGGAACTGGGCAAAGAACGCTTTCACGGTGACCGTGGCCGGAATCGTGGGTGCCGCTCAATTAATCTGGCAGGGCATCAAGCCGGTAGTCGACGTACTGGTCACTATTTTCTCGGTCGCCTGGTCCATTATCAAAGGGATTGTTCAGACGGCCATTTATATTATCGTGGGCATCGTTACCCTTATCGCTATCGCGGTGAGAGCGGTCTGGAATGGCATCGTTGCCGCAGCTCAGTGGGCCTGGAATACTATCCTGCTGCCAATATTCCAGATGATAGGGTCTGTTTTCACAGCGATCTGGAATGGCATAGTTGTCGTCGCGCAAGCGGTCTGGAACGCGATTGCCGCCGCCGTGTCCTGGTTCTGGAATACCATTCTTTTGCCGATCATCACCATGATTCAAATGACATGGAGTTTTCTCTGGAACGGGATGCTTTTCGTCGCGCAAGCGGTCTGGGGCGGCATCGTTGCCGCCGCTCAGCTCGTCTGGGGATTCCTGCAACCCATTTTCGCCGCCATCGGCTCAGCGGGCTCCGCGATCTGGTCGGTCATCTCCGGCGCCGCGTCCGCCGTGTGGGGTGCGATCCGGTCCGGCTGGGACACGCTATGGGGTTTCCTCAGCGGCCTCTGGAACACCATTTCCGGAGCCGGGCGCAGCGTCTGGGATGGCATCAGTGCCGCCGCGTCCGCCGTCGCCGGGGTCGTCAAAGGGATCTGGAACGGCATCGTGGACGCGGTAAAGGGCGCATGGAATTTCATCGCCCGCGGCTGGAACGGCATCCCGTCCATCACCGTACCCGACTGGATACCCGTCATCGGTGGCAAAACGTTCAGCCTACCGAAACTCCCCACCCTCTGGCACGGTGGCGAAGCGCCCGGCGGGGCTGCGATCGTCGGCGAGCACGGCCCCGAGCCCCTGGTCCGCGGCAACCAGGTCGTCGGCATGGTCGGACAGAACGGGCCCGAGCTCGCGCGCATCCCCGCCGGCGGCTACGTCGTGCCCAACCTCGCCACCCTCGCCGCACTGCCCGGGCTGGCCAAAACGCTCCCGGCCGGGGTCGCCTCCGCGGTCGCGCGCAGCGTCCCCGGGTACGCCGGCGCCGTGTCCGTGCCCCGCGGGGACGGCGGCCTGGCACGCGAGGTTCGCGCCCTGGCCGTCGCCGTCGCCGAACGACCGCCACCCATCATCGCCAACGGAGCGGACATCGCCGCCGAAGTCGAAGCCGTGCTTCGGCAACGTGATCGCGAGCACGAGCTCCGCGGCAAGTACCGGTACTAGGAGGGGCGGGCATGCCTGACACTGTGGTGGTCCGGGACGCGCAATCGGGTAAAGAGTTCACCGGCTGGTCCGGGCACCGGATGTATTTGTTCTCCGAATCCGGCAAGCAGTCTTTCGCGTTCGACCTCGCTCCCCGTGCCATCGAGTACGGGGGCTGGTCGCAGGAGTGGGTGGAAACCTCGCGCACTGGGCGCGAGCCCCTCCTGCTGCGCAAAGGCGACAAGCTTGACACCCTGAAATTCTCGTTCATGCTGACCGGGCTCCGGGTCCTGCATCTCCAGCAAACCGAAGCCCTCAACACGTTGAAAGGGCTCGCCAAGTCCCGCGAGCGGATGCTGGTGCGCTACGGGCCCCAAGAGGCCGGACTCTGGCGTATCACCGACGTCACCGTGACCTCTGAGCTGCGCCACCCCGACACTAACGAGGTCACCCGCGCCATGGCGTCCATCTCGCTCACCCGCGCCAGCGACCCCGCGGTCGCCATCGGTCCGGTCAGCGGCGGTACCGCACCGGCGCCGGGCGGGGCGCCAGCGGCGCCACGAACATACCGAGTAGTTAAGGGAAACACGCTATGGGGAATCGCCCAACAGTTTTATGGCAAGGGGACCCTTTGGCCGCGGGTTTTTGATGCCAATCGAAACTTGATCAAGGACCCCCACTGGATCTACCCTAACCAAGTTTTCGTAATACCGTGAGGTTAGACATGGTACACAGTGGACTGATATGACCACCTTGAACGCCGCCCAAGTCGCGGCGCTGGTCAAGAAGGTCGGCTTCCCCGAGGCCGATCAAGTGATCATGGTCGCTATCTGTAAAGGCGAATCCGGGTTCCGGGTGGAAGCCCTGAACCCGAGCTCGGCGAGCGGGCTCTGGCAGATCCTCTGGAAAGTGCACAAACAGTACGACCAGCGCAGACTGCTCAATGACGCCGAGTACAACGCTCACGCTGCCCTCGACATCTACAACTCCCAGGGAAAACGGGCATGGGTGGTGTACTCCAGCGGCAAATACCAGCAGTACATGAACGAAGCCCGCCAAGGCGTGGCCCAAGCCGCCAGTGTCACCGGCAATGCCTCCATTCCCACCTCGGGCTCCAGCGGCTCCACGGGCATCACCTACGGGCCCAACGGCCCCCAGATCACCAACGCCGGAGTCGGTACCCCGCTCGCCGCGGCCGAAGACATCTCCGGCCCGCTGAGCAATTTCTGGATACGCGGCACCCAGGTTCAAGGCGATTTCGCCGGCGTCATCATCGGTGAACCGTCCTATGAGGCGGGGGTGGACACCACTCCGCACGTCATGTTCACCGTCGCCGCACCCGACGGCGACCTCCTCTACAGCCTGGACCTGCAAGGGTACTTCTGGAGCCGCGGTGGCCACGTACAGTACGAAGACCTGTACCTGCGCATGGACCAGATCAAATTCGAACCGGGTTCGCACACCACCGGCCAGCTCACCGTCACCGCCGCCGATGACATCGTGTACGGGCTTATGAGCCTCCGGGGTCCGCGCACCGCGGCTGGCATCTCGGCCACCGAATGGATCTCCCAAGAGCTCCAGCTCGCCGGGTTCGACCCCAACGTCTGCTTCCTCGGGGAGTCGGTGCCCAGCCAGTCCATGATCGCTCGCGATGAAGCGGACCAGGCGGGCTCGAACTCCGGTATCGGAGACCAGCCCAGCGCCTGGACAACCATGGTGCGCCTGGCCAAAGAGCTCGGCAAGCGGATATTCATCTCCGGGCACCGGCTGATTTTCGGGTCGGCCGCGTTCTCCATGCAATGGGCGTCCTCCGGGGTGCTCCAGCTCGACGGTCAAGTCGAGGCGCTGAACTTCTTGACCTACCCGACTGCCACGTCAGTCAGCGTCGGCAACCGTCAAGGTGTCATGCAGGTTGTCGGGCAGATCCCGCTGAACCGGGCCAAGTACTTCCGCCCCGGTGTCGCGGTACAGATGAAATCGTTCGCGTCCATCGTGGCCGGAACCCCCATCACGATGATGGTGTCGCACATCGCGCACAACCTCGCCACCGACACAGACGGGGCGACGGTGACGTTTCTCGAGCCGGTGGACCCACCGCCGCAGCCCCCGCCGGCGCCTACGGCGGCCGGCGTCAACGGGGGGGACACCAGCGGCTCAGGGGATGGGTCGGGAAATGACGGACAGATAGACAGGTTCGTTGCTTTAGCACTTTCGCAGGCGGGAAAACGGTACGTATTCGGGGCGGAAGCCTCACCCAGTGATCCGAACCCTCGCGCGTTCGACTGTTCCGAGCTTGTTGAATGGGCCGCCGCGCGAGTCGGAATCAGCCCGAAAGTACCGGACGGATCAAGCGCGCAGAAAGCTCACTGCAAACCCATTAGCGTGGCGCAAGCGGCGAATACAAAGGGCGCGCTGCTGTTCGTGCCTGGCCACGTGGCCATCTCACTCGGCAACGGGAGTACCATAGAGGCAATGAACCCTAGTAGCGGCGTTCGCAAAGGAACGGTTGGAAATCGCTTTAAATCGGGGGGACTCATTCCCGGAGCGCAAGGCTACCGGTGAAAGAAATCAGCATCAGTGTATCCGTGTGCACGAGTGACCCCGAACAAGCCACCCGCGCGATTGAGGCATTCAGCCGGACGGCAGCCGGCCTGGCGCTCGAGGGCTTGCAAACGAACGTGTCCCTAGTTCCCCTGGATGAGACGGACACCGATGAGTGACTACGGCTACCTCCATCTCGGCCGCGTCCTACGCCAGGACGCGGCGAGTGGCGGCTACGAGCTGCAGTCCGTGGGCCTGGCGCGCACCTCGAAGTGGGGTCCGGTGCCCTCATGCGTGCCAGGGCTCACGGCCGGCGACCGGGTGATCCTGGGTGCCAAGGGCACCAGTCGCGATGATCTGGTCATCCTGGCGAAAATCGGCGCCGCGTTCCCGGACATCGGAGATATCGACGGCCTGCTGGACGCACTGAACGCGAAAGCCAACGCCACGGACCTCACCGCGCTGGCGGGCACAGTGACCAGCCAAGGCGGTTTGATCACCGGGTTGACCGGACGTACCAGCGCGCTGGAGACTCGGGCCACTGCCATCGAGGGCGTCAACACCGCCCAAGGATCGGCAATCTCCGCGAACGGCACGGCCATCGCCACCAACACGGCGAATATCGCCACCAACACCACGGCGCTGACCGGGCTGCAGGCCCGCGAGCCGTACACCTACAACGAGATCGACTTGTACGGCGACCTGCTCAGCACCCTGCCCCGGCATTCCATGTCCGGGGTCGAGACGATCGCCAACGGTACCCTGTACCTGTACAAACTGCGCACCAATCGTGTGTTCGCCTTCTCGAAGCTCCGCGCCGTGGTGGCCGTCGCCGGGGTCGGGGGTACGGCCAACGCCGCCGTGTACGTCGGCACCACGCCCGCGACCATGGTGCTGTTCACCATCAACGGCATCGCCCTTGGCACGCTGGGGCATGTCGAGGCCACGTTCGCCGGCGGCACGATGTTCGCTGGCTTTCCTTACGTCGCGCTCGGCCTGCTCGCCGCCGGCTACAGTTCGGCTCCCCAGGTGGCGACGTCCCCGACCGTGCCGCACAGCTCCGCGCTCAATCCCACGGTGGCGCTCAATAGTGTGGTCACGAAAGCCGGTGTCGCGTTCCCCTCCGGGTTCGACTTCACCGACGGGACCTGGACGCCCGGGGTGCGCAAAGCCTGGTTGGCGCTGGCGGCCTAGCTACGCAAGGTCCCCTGCGCGATGAAGGCGAGCTCGACGCCGAACCTCATCACGGGTTGCACCGGCGCCGGTTTTGCCGCACGTGCACTTCCACATTGCCGCACGGTCTTGCCGGAACTCGTTCCGCCGGTTCGGGCCCGGGCGCCATACGATGCCGGAGGAAAGTTGCCAGGTCACCGTGCGGTGTTCAACCCCGGGACGGGTTGGCTGGTTCATCATTTCTCCTGGTCGTTGATGCCTTGCAGTGCCCGGATGGTGCGCGCGGCAATCGCCTCCGCGAGTAGTGCCCGGATGGCGGCTGAGAGATTCCCGTCGTGCTCGATGTCGGCAACCGCCTGCACGGGGGCTTCCTCTTCGAGGGAGAGCCGCAGGGGTACCGCCCGGCGGCGCTGGCCGCCGGGCGGTAGCGGGCGAGGCATCAGGCCTCGTCAATCTCGCACCACAGCACCTGACCGTGGTGGGTCAGGTGCAGGCCGCAAACGCGGTCCTCGACGATGCCCATCGCAACGAGCTTCTTCGCGGTCTGAGTACTGACCCAGTTGGCGAGGTAGCCGACGCCATCCTCTGCGGACAGGATCGCCCGCCGCACCGCGGGGGTGAGGTCGCTGTAGGCGAACCAGCCCTTGGTGGTGCAGAAGTGGGTAGCGGGGGAAGGGAGGGTGGTGGTGGCCATCGGGTGGCCTCCTCAGGGTGTGAGGGGCGGCGTGTCCGCCCGATGTGTAAAACACTACACCCTTCCTGTCGTAGTGTCAAACTCTAACTCGTTAAGTTTCCCGGTGACCCCAACGCAGCAGGAGCGAGGCGCGCCGGTCCCCGGTGAACCGTAGCCACGATGCGAGGATGACCCGGTGCCGCGACTGATCAGTTTCCCGTTCCGCCTGGACCCCACCGGGTCACTGGCCACAGTCGACCAGGACAGCGACCAAGACGTCGAGGAACACCTGGCCATCGCCACTCTGACCCGCCCCGGGGAGCGGGTCACGGTGCCCACGTTCGGCGTGGCGGACCCGGTGTTCGCCCGGTTCCTAGTCAGCTCCTTGCAGCGCCACTGTCTGGATTTCGGGCCGGACGTGCGGATTCAAGCGGTCTCTGCCAGGCTCACCGCGGCCGACGCGGAGGAAGTGTCGATCTCATGGCAGCGGCCCGATGACACCCGAGAGGCCCCGCGCGCGTGACCAGCCCCAACATCGCCCCGTCTCCGGACCTCACCGCCTATGTGGATCTTCGACCGTTCGATCTGTCCGATCAGGCCATCGTCGAGGCCGCGATCGCCGCGCTGCAGCTCAATCTGCCCGGCTGGATCCCCCGTGAAGGCAACACCGAAGTTCTGATTCTGGAGTCGCTGGCACTGGAGATGGCCGAGGCCATCGTGGCGGTAAACCGGCTACCGGGCGCGGTAGTGCAGGCACTGCTTCTGTTGGCAGGGGTCGACCGGGACTACGGGGCCGCGCCCATTGGGTCGGCAACTTTCATCCTGGGTGACACCAACGGCTACACCATTCCCGCCGGCACCCGCATCTACCTGCCCCTGGAGAACGGGACGTCGACCACGTTTCTTGTGGAACCGCCCGGCCTGGTGATCCCGGCAGGCGAGGACACCGGCGACGTGTCGATCATCGGAGACACGTTCACCGCAGCCGCCAACGGGATGCCGATCGGTGCCCGCATGGTCATGGCCGACCCGGTGCCGTTCATCGAAACCGTGGAGCTGGCTACCGCGGTAGCCGATGGCCGGGACCCGGAAACCGACAACGAGTGGCGCGACCGCGGGGTCGAGCGGTTGTCCCGGCTCTCCGACGCGCTGGTTGTGCCCCGGCATTTCGAGGCGGCCGCGCTGGAGCGTGCGGAGGTGGCCCGCGCGGTAGGGATCGACCTGTACGACCCCACGGTCGGCCCGAGCCCGGGTGACAATCCGGGCCATATGACGGTCGCCGTGCTCGGGGAGAATGGCGCCGCACTGTCCACGGAGGCGAAAGACGAGATCCGTACCGACATGGAAAACCGGGCGGTCGCTGTGCTCGACGTCCATGTCGTGGATGTGACCCTGGTGACGGTGCCGTTGACCGCCCAAGTCCATCTTCTGGCCGGGTTCGATTCGACCACGACCCTGGCCGCCGTGCACGACGCACTGGTGTCGTACGTGGACCCGCTCACCTGGACGTGGGGCGGCAAGATTCGCCGCAACGAGATCATCTCCCTGTCCGACCGGGTGGACGGTGTTGATTACGTGATTGACGTAACGATCAACGGGGTGGCGGGCGACTACACCATCAGCGGCCCGGCCGTCTTGCCCAAAGCGGGCACCGTCACGGCGACAGCGGCCTAGATGACTACCCCGCTCGCCTCCGAACCGGTCACCGGCGACGGCCAGGTGCCGTTCATGACGGTGCTGATAGACCGGCTCTACAGTCGATTGCCCGAGGTATACCGCACCCTGGACGCCCGGAACCTGCAGTGGGCATTCAAGCGCTACCTGGCGGCCGCCATGAACCAGGCGGGTGTCATCGATGACACCATTACCCGTATCGCCGGAGACAACCCGGTGGGTCCGGTGACCCCGGAACCGTGGGCTCTTGACGGGCAGGAACTGGACAACTGGCGAGCGTCCCGACAGACCCGTCCCTCCGCGCTCGCCGACCCCGACCAGGCTGACACCGCCTGGCTGCCATGGCTTGCCCAACTGGTCGGCGCCCGCCTCGATCCGGCCGCCACGGAGCTCGAGCGGCGTGACACCATCCGGTACGCCACCTCCGGGTGGCGCGCCGGCACCCGCCAGGCCATTGCCGACGCCGCCAAAACGGCACTCACCGGCACCCGGTACGCCAAGGTTATGCCGCACACCATCGGCCTGCCCGGGGGTGGGGTGTCCAGCGGTGGCATCTGGGACGTGACCGTGATGACCCGCACCTCGGAGACCCCGGACCCGGACGCGGTGTTGGGCGCCATCCTCCGCAAGGGGGTGAAACCGGCTGGCGTGGTCCTCTACGTCGCCTACTACGGGTCGACGTGGGATCAGATCGAGGCCTTCTACCCCACCTGGGACCATCTCGAAGCCGCCACCTGGGACGAAATGGAGCAGATCGGCGTCGCCTACTCCCCTGTTCCGGGCAACCTTCTGCTCAATCCGTCGTTCGAGACGGACACCACACACTGGTCCGCGGGGGCGAACACCACGATCGGCCGGGTACTCGGCGGAATAGACGGGGTGGCGATGTGCCGGGTCGCCGCCACCGCGGCCGGCGCCGCACTGCTCCAGCACGACGGCTCCGTAAGTACCCCCGTGACGCCCGGTGACTACGGATTCTCACTGTCCGTGCGCCCGGACCTGGCGCGCGTGTTCGAGGTGGTGGGCAACTACTACAACGGCGCCACGTTTCTGTCAGCCCAAACCCTCGGGCAGGGCATCTTGCCGGCGGATGCTTGGACTCGAGCCGGGGGAACATTCACCGCGCCCGCCACCTGCAACAAGATCGTTTTCTTTGTTCGCGGGCTCGGCATGGGCGCGGCAGAATTCTTCGATACCGACGCCGCTTACCTACGGAGGAACTCGTGACGAAAACGATCACCCCCCGGATGGGTCAAGGGCAATACTCCTCCGGGCTCGACTCGTTCCGCCGCACCGACTACAACGCCGACAACGCGGCGGTAGAGGCGCGCAGCGCTTACGACGACGGCACCACCTACGCCACCCTGCCCCTGGTAGCGGACACCCTGGCCGGCCGGTACGTGATGTTCCAGGCCGCCGCGAGCCCCTACCGCACCCTGTTCCGCGCGACCGCGCAAAACGGGTCCTGGGAACCGGTCATCGGAAACACCCTGCCCGCGCCCATCACCTACCGGCCGCACACCTCCGGGGCCCAAGCCGTGGACACCGCGGCGGCGGTGTTCCGGCACCCGGACCTGACGAACCCGGCCGCGTCGGTCACCTACGACGGGCAAGCCGCGTTCGGCCGGGTCACGGTCTACGACCCCAACGACGCGACGCGAGGGTCGGTGCACGTCGGCACGAACGCGGCCCATGACCCCGACACCCTGGGGCGGCTGTACGTACGTACCCGCCAGACCGCGGACAAGGGGCTGGTGCTGGCGCCGCACGCCACCGACGCGGGAAACATGCTCACCGCGCTGGAGCCTGGCGGCCAGGATGTTGTCACCATCGATGCCGCCGGGTACCTACGCGCCCGCTCGTTGGCCGGATTCGGCGGGGGCGCGATCAACGCCGGGGCGGCCGTGACCGTGGCGCCCACCTCGGCAGCCGGCGACGGGGTGAGCATCGGCCTGCTCGCGCACGGCCAGTCCGGTGCGACGTCGAAAACGATTCTCCAGCTACGGCGCGACCTGGCCGACACCGCGCCGATTGTCAACGTGGGCCGAGACGCCATCACCCTGGGTCGTTTGGCGTGGGGCGACGGAACCTCCGGGGGCTCCCTGGCCGTGGCCGGCCGGCAGATGACGCATCGGCTGGTCGGTTACGACGCGGATTCCGTGCTCTGGAAGATCGCCCGCGCGGACACCGGCACGCCGGGGAACCCGGCGTTGGATGAGACGGCGTTCTCGCTCAGTCGGGCCTCGGCCCTGCTGCGCACCCCCATCGTGCTCACCCAGGCGCTGGGGACGTCGGGGGTCAACTTGACCTTAAAGCGCTACACGGATCTCTCGGCCCGTTTCCTTGAAGCGCACCGCATGACCGGGGAAACACCGGAGGTCATCTCCGCATGGGAGGCCGACGGCCGCTTGTCCCTGGGGGCCCGGTGGCTGGGTTCGGGGATCATGAGGGATGCCCGCCAGTCCATGCAGCACGTGCACACCAAGCGGTACGCCACCCCCGGTGTCGACGGCTACCAGGCGGGCATACAGATCGATCCCGGCTGGAGCTTTACCTTTACCTTCGCCACGATGCAAATGCGGTCAGTGACAACCGCCAGCATCTCCATCGGAATCAATGCCGAATATTGCATCGAAAACGAGGACGATGATTTCGGATCGGCCGCGCTACTGGATGTGTACGTATCCGTGAACGGCGGCGCATTCACTCTTGTTGAGACGCGAGAGTTCTGGACGGTGGCCGTCCCCATCGGCCACCGTCCAGTAGGGTCCTCGCCGAGTTTCAGGACGTCATTCTCTCCGGTGCCCGTCGCCGCGTCCATTCAAGTCAGGATACGACTCCGCAATACCGGTTCTATCGCCAGTCCCCCCATGTACCTTCGAATG